GCCATTGTTTTGGAGTCTGACCCTGAAAGTGGATTAGACATAGATGCTTCCGTGCAGCATTTGTCAATTTATTCTCGGATGACATTGGAAGAATCTCCACCTCGTGGATTTCCTTCCAATGTCCTGTCGTTGAGTTTACGAAATGTCCCTACAAATGCAGTGACATTTCATCTGAAGAAATCGGAAAACGGACTTGTTCCTGTCCATGGAGACATCAATTCGATGTCCTCGTTTCCAGTTGGAATTCACAAGTCTCATAGTGGTTCGCTATGGGTAGTCAAGAAAGCCATGCATCGACACAAAAACCCGGCTGAGCCACGAAACATGAGCGCAGCCGAAGGCACACGCATCGAACATGCATCTGATCGCATCTATAGGATACTTGGCACATTGGCACCTCGCTCTGTGTTGTATGACGAAAAAACAGGATTGCCTACTGATTTGAACTACAAGTGGGAAGAAGGCCACATGCCGTTGCGCGTTTCTGAATATCTTGGAGATGATGCCTATCATCTTTCTGATATAAAAGCAAATAATTCTTCTTCAAATAACAAGTTTCGAGTATATCCACTATTTGTCAATCCAAAAGAACGATACGCACAGGCATTATTGCAATCCCGCACCGACATGATGGCGGATGTGCTTCTTGGAAACAGAGATGTTCATTGCAAAAATGTCATGTTTGACACAATAATGCACAACCCATGGCGCATCGACAATGGCGCAACATTCAACGCCACTGGCTTTGGCCGGAAGCGAAAGCCAGAGCGATGGGAAAAACCTGCCGTAGTCAATGGCATTCTTCCAGATATTCGTCGCATCTGGATGCTGGCATATCGTCCTCGACAAATTGATTTGGATAGATTGCCAATGCCATATAAAAACGTTCAAGCAGAAGAATTCCTTGAGCCTACAAAAAAATTATTAATTAATTTAAAAAAGAAAAATAATCAAATTGAAAAAATTGTCAAGACCATGCCGGATGCACAATTTCATTTGGATCAACTAGCGGCACGTGCCGACGTGCTGGAGAAAATGCTGGGCGATTATTACGACAATCCGAAGAGGCTGGCAAGGGAACTCAATCGCCACGTGGACTGGCTAACCGGAGAACCGTCAGCGTGATATAGTACGCCATGACACAGCCATACCAGTTCGTTCGCATCTCTCTCTCACCTTCGCTGCTTGACGAAGCAGCCCTCCGCGCTAATTCCCTGCCAATCTACAAGCGGTCATCCAGAGGATTGCAAGCCAATCAAGTGGGATGCATCGGAGAGGTTGTCGTGGAACAGACGCTTCGCGACTCATCTGTATCGTTCAAGCCAGTCTATCTGATCAGTCATGATCTGGAAATTGATCGTCAACGGGTAGAGGTCAAGACGAAGGACCGGGGAGTTGCGCCTGTTGCAGCCTATGAGTGTTCTGTTCCCTCCTATAACGCGGAAGCACAGAATCCCGACATGTATATCTTTGTCAGTTTGCAGCGCAACCAGTCAGCGCGAGACTCTGCTGATATCTTTCGTTTTCATACTGCATGGATCGTCGGTTGGGCAACAGCAGAGGACATACACGTCAAGGCTGTTGAACGTAAGGCAGGGACAACAGAGCCCAACGGCGTGCATTTCTTTACAGATTGCCGCAATCTCTTTATTTCGCAACTGCGTCCAATTGCAGAGTTGCTGAGGCATAAATAATCATGGTTGTGCAATTACACAACCACAGCCATTACTCCATCCTCGATGGACGGTCTCGAATAGATGAGATTGTCAGTCGAGTGAAGGAATGCGGCCAGCGAGCAGTGGCGCTCACAGATCACGGCGTCATGCATGGTGCGATTGAATTCTATCGTGCGTGCAGGAGCGCAGATATCAAGCCGATTGTGGGCCTAGAGGCGTACATGGCGAAAGCCTCGATGAAGCGCAAAGATTTCACGCTAGATCGAATGGGAAGTAGTAGCCATTTGACCCTGCTGGCCATGAATGAAACCGGCTATCGCAACCTCTTGAAATTGACCACAAAGGCTCATATTGAGGGATATTACTACAGGCCTCGTATTGATTTTGATTGTCTCGCTGGACACAGCGAAGGTGTTTTTGTGCTATCTGGATGTATGTCCGGGTCACTATCGGACGCTGTGCTTCAGGGAGACATGGCTGAGGCACGGCGATTGATCCGAGTGTATCGCGACACATTTGGTGATCGATATGCGATTGAGGTTCACAATCACGGGCACGAAAAACAAGCATTGCTGAATCCCTCACTGATGAGCTTGGCTGATGAATTCGGCATCAGGGTTGTTGCGGCTTGTGATAGTCATTATGCGCGACCTGAAGACGCAGAGTCGCATGATGTCATGCTGGCAATTCAAACAGGATCAACCAGAGACGACCCAAAGCGGTTCAAGATCAGTCCGCAAGGAGCGTATTACCTGCGGTCTGAGCAAGAGATGCTCCGAGATTTTTCTGGCAGGGAAGATGCTGTTCGCAACACCTTATGGGTAGCAGAACAATGCAACTTGACATTGGATTTTTCCAAGGTCATGTTGCCCCAGTTCCAGATACCGGATGGGTTTACTCCAATCGAGTGGCTCAGGAAACAGGTATACAGTGGCCTCGAATGGAGATACAAAACCATATCGGAGGCACATGCGTCACGGGTTGAATATGAATTATCCATTATTGAAAAAACAGGGTATGCACTATATTTCCTTATTGTTCAAGATTATGTTCGATACGCTCGCGAAAAAGGTGTCATGGCTGTTCCAAGAGGGTCGGTCGCTGGTTCTCTGTGCATCTATGCGCTGGGAATTTGCGATATTGATCCCATAAAGTATGACATCATTTTTGAGCGGTTCTTGCATGAAGAACGCAAGGGCATGCCTGATATTGACATGGATTTTGCCGATAATCGACGCGATGATGTCATCAAGTACGTTACAGAAAAGTATGGCAAGGACCGTGTAGCACACATTGGCACATTTCAGACCCTTGGCGCAAGAAATGCAATAAAGGATGTCGCTCGCGTTCTCGATGTCAATTTTGCGACATCAAATTATTTCACATCTTTGTTTCCTGATCGCATTGACTTGTCGCTTTCTCAAATACGTAATGAGCCAAAAATTGTTCAGGCTATTGCCGACAATCCAGTGCTTGATGAGGTATTTAATCTTGCCATGCAATTGGAGGGATTAAATCGTGGCTTTGGTACACACGCTGCAGGAATGTTGATTGCGGCTACGGCACTTGATGATGTAGTTCCTGTTCAATTGCCGCCGGGAAGCAATACGTATACCGGACAGACACTGGTTACGCAATATGACAACAATAATTCATCGGCGATCATTGAAAGTCTTGGATTGTCAAAATTTGACTTTCTTGGTCTTGCAAATCTTACGATCATCAAGGATGCGTGTGCGCTTATAAAAGAGCGTCACAATATTGATCTTTATGGAGAAAGTGGAGAGAAACTTTACTCTGATTTGCCGATTGACTACGATCATCCGCAAGCAAAGAATGCATATACCCTACTGTCTCAGGGCAATACTACTGCGGTATTTCAGTGTGAGTCCGAGGGCATGCGAGGCGTTCTCCGCATGGTGCGTCCTACAAAGGTAGGAGATGTTGCCGCTGTTGTTGCGTTGTATCGACCGGGCCCACTAGCCAATATTCCTGTGTATGCGGAAGCAAAACACGGAAACGCCGAGATGTCATATCTTCATCCTGATCTTAAACCGTTTTTAGAAGAAACATATGGGGTTGTTACTTATCAAGATCAAGTATTGTTGATTGCCAAAAATATTGCTGGGTTTACATGGGGAGAAGTAGACTCATTGCGAAAAGGAATGGGCAAAAAATTACAATCGGTTATCGATGAACAAAGACAAAAATTTGTATCAAAAAGTATTGCAAAGGGGTACGATGAAGAAGTAGTTGTAGAAATTTGGGACACTATTGCGCCGTTTGCTGGCTACGGGTTCAATAAAGCGCACGCGATGTGCTATGGATATGTTGCATTTATTACTGCATATTTGAAATCAAATTATCCAATTGAGTATATGACAGCCGTACTCGTTCATGAAGTTGGGAACAAGCCAAAGATTGCGGAAGCAGTTGTGGAGTGCAGACGCATGGGAGTAACTGTCCATCCTCCTTCGATTAACGTGTCAAAGGGCATGTTTTCTATTGTGTCAATAGACGGGCAGGAGGGTATCAGTTTTGGATTGGCTGCTCTGCAGTCTGTTGGCATCAATGCTTGCGCTTCGTTGGTCGCCTGTCGTGATCGGGTTGGTTCGTTTACTTCGATGGGACATATGTTGACATCGCTTTCCCTGTCTGATATCAATCAACGTGCGCTGTCCATGATGATCTCGGCCGGAGCCATGGATGAATGGGGAAATCGTGCGCAACTGCAAAAATTTCTTGAGGATCATCTAGATACATTTCGCAAAAATGCCAAGGCACGACAAGGATTGCAGTCGCACTTTTTGGATGAATTTTCCGGATTACAGGCCAAGTATGAATTGGCCAATATCCCTGAGTTTTCGCAGTCAGAGCGGCTCGAAAAGGAAATGGAAGCCGTGGGCATGTACATATCGGGGCACCCACTTGATTCTGTTCGCGCAAATTTGGATTTCTTTTGCAACTTTACTGCGGCTTCATTGCCCGGAGGCATAGACGAGGAATGCATCGTTGGAGGCATGATCGTCAAGGTGTCGCAACACATGACCAAGAAGGGGCAAGCCATGGCTTTTGTGACGATACAGGATTACACAGGCGAGATTAATGTCAGCATATTCCCATCCCTATATGAAAAAATCTCTTCGTCTTTGACACGAGAGCAATTTGTGCTGTTCTATGGGAAGGTCAATGAGTACAACGCTCGTGTATCGGTCGCCGCCGATGAGATGCTCATACTGGATCCGTCTGTCAATCCCGAAGTGTTTCGGAAGCCAGATGAGGTCACTTCATTGATGTGGGACATGAGGCCATTGAAGCCATCAGAGCGCATTGTTCGTATCTGGTCGCTGTACGAACAAAAGGATTTTTTCAGCGAAGAATCTGCTACTATCGTTTGTAGGACACCGCATGGTGTTGCCAGCATGAAGATTGACGGCATTTCCGAGGACGTTGCTTCTGGGATACTGGACATTCTTGCATGAAAAACAAATTCAGGGAATATGTTTATGGTCTTGATTCAGAAAGAGACAAGCGAGTGCAGTGGAAGCACCGTTTTCGTTGCAAACGGTGCGATACCACTGGAGAGACTTACAGATGTAGCGACTGCCCTATTAGGGGACAAAAATGGATGATCGTAAGGCCTAAATAGATTATATTGGCATTACTATGGACAATACCAACATGTCGTTAGGATAATCACAGTGCTTGACTCAACGAAAAAGTTCGATACATATGAAAATTTTGTCGAACATATGACGATACTTCTTTCACATAATACGTATCAAGAAGGTACTACTACTGACAGGATTCAATATTTTGTAAGGGAAATAAGCACGAAACTTGACGCTGGTTCAATGATGTGGAATAACAATGATGGTTGGTTGTTGGTCATCCGCGAAAACCAGATGATTGCTTCCACGGTCTTGACCAACACGAACTTCTTCAACAAGGGTTTTGTATTTTCTGATCCTCAAGGATGGGGCATTCTCGGACTGACCGATAAACAAATCCACGTGTTGTACTCTTGTATTCATTCAATATTGCTTACTGGCGCAAAAGATTACGATGAATGGAAAATCAAAGTCGAGATGAATAAAAAACTTTCTGACGAAAAAAACTTGCAAGAGGTTAATCAAGGATGTCTACCTATTCTTGCGTTTCTTGCAGCAGGTATAGTCTTATACTTTGGTTTCGATTTCATTACGCATCATAAGAATTACCCTATCAAGAAGTACGAAATAGAAACAGCGTACAACAACTTTTGGCAACCAGTCACTCGAACGCCAACGGCTATTGTGCCATAGGCGTTGTTGCAATTATGGATTAATCCATTTTTTTATAAACTGACAGCAAACTTTTTAGTTCTTCTTGCAGTTCTCTCACCCGTTGCTCTGCAAGTATTGCTCTTTGCATCCAGTATTCTTCGTTTGTTTTCTTTTTGTTCATTGTTCTCTTTTATTGCCGACGCTTGGATCGTCCAATCATTGCCAGTGCCTCTTGAATTGATTGAGGCGTTGATCCTGATTGAGATTGATCATCTTGTTCAGGTTGCTGCTGTGCGTCATCAAGCGGGGATACGCTCTGCTGAGGATTTCCCTGTTGCTGTCCTTGCTGACCTTGCTGCTGTTGTGCCAACATGGCCATGATTTGCTGCATGTCTTCCGGACTTGGCTGCCCTTTTCCTTGTGGTGATCCACCTGCACCGGGAGGTCCACCTTGTGCAGCAGCCTGCTGCATCATTGCCGCCATTGCCGCTTGTTGATCGTCGCCACCTGCACCCGGAGGCCCACCTGCACCCGGAGGCCCACCTGCACCCGGAGGCCCACCAGCACCGGGAGGCCCACCTTGTGCGCCAGCCTGTTGCATCATGGCTGCCATTGCTGCCTGCTGATCGTCGCCACCTGCACCCGGAGGCCCACCAGCACCGGGAGGCCCACCAGCACCGGGAGGCCCACCAGCACCGGGAGGCCCACCCTGACCACCGCCTTGCATCATGGCTGCCATGGCTGCTTGTGGATCGCCACCCGGTTGACCGCCTTGTTGTCCAAAATTTCCCTGCTCATACATTTTCTGAGCATCTTCTTGCTGTTTCTCTTGCTTCTTGAGATTGACCCACTGCAACCAGATGCCATCCATGATGACATCGCCACCTTCCTCATCGGACAATTTTGGCAAGTTGCGTCGAGCGCGAATTTCATTTTTTGTAGACCACATGGACTCGATTTGCAAGCTCTGCAAAACTGCAGCCTCACTTTCTTCATGCAGTCCGTCAAAAATCAACACCAAGTCGTTAAAGTATGGCTCGATCAGTGTTCGAGTAAGCCAATCGGCATTGCTCTCCAGTATGGAGTACAAACCTTCTTCATTGACAGTCTCTGCAACTTCTTGAGTGGCGCTACCCGATCCCATCACAAAACCTTCCGGCCCTCTATCACCCAAATTGAGGCGTGAAGGATGCATCCCGAAGAATGAGCATTTTAGCGCGGACATTAGCCTGAAAAATTGCTCAAACTGCATGTCATTCGGTGTTGCTGTAAGATCGAGAACTTGGGCACGCATGTTTTCCGGTCCCGGCAAAATTGGCATTTTTGATTTTTGAGTAGTTGGCCCACCTTGCCCAAGAATTTGCCGCTCAAATGTACTGAGACCTTCAGCCGAATAGTCGCCGGATAAAATGAGCATTCTTGATGGAAACCCCGGACGGAACATGTCTTTGTTAAAATTAAACATATTGAGCAAAAGTGACGTTGCTTGAAGCGACTGCTCCAGCACGCTTGATCCAAATCCCCAACGATTTAATTCTCCTGATGGATTAGTCCATTCCACATCAATCTCGCCTTGTTTCCATGCGCCCACAACCTGCCCATCGACCTCTTGCACATAAGTGGCTTCAGTGATGTCAATGGGAACTCCAGCCTTTGAGGAATACTCCTCAGACAAAATCATGCGTGCAATGCGCTCGTTGGTAATCCCCTTCTTTGCCATCCAAGGCATAAGCACATAAAGGATGGGGAAGATAGTGTCGCCCGGAAGCAGGTAGTAGTCCTTTGGCCTGCCTCTGTTGTCTCGACTGATGACCATTGCCCTGCGATCCAAGATCAATTCTTCTTGAACGGCAACTGCCAAGAAATCCCTAAATGTCTTATGGTATACAGCCATTGGCTTGGAAATCATCTCTTCCATTTGACGACATCTACGCTGAATATGATCGTCATTCGAATCAAAATTGGGATCGTCAAATCGCTTGTGAACTACTCGCCAACCCCGTTGTTTACCGGGCACAATCACCTTGCGAGACAACCCCTTGATGTCTTCAACTCGACGAGAAATGATTGCCCTGTCGATGAGGCTTTCCTTTGCGACCTGTCGCAACATCATGAATGGGGGCGTATCAAGAGGCTTTTTCAGTGTTCCTGAAATCGAGCCAATATTTGTAACTGTTGGTCCATAGTTGCTGAACCATTGTCCACGGCGGCGTGCCTCTTCCTCGCCCTGTTTCTCCATATTGGATTTGCTCATGAATTCCTTAGGAGACAATTCTTTTGTGCTAGGACTTATTGCATTGCCATACATATCTACTAACATTTCTTACCTCTTCTATTCTTCATGTTTGCCTAGATCACAAGAATTTCGTCAAATAATCTTCTTCCAGAACGAGATGTCTCAATGGCCATTTCCATTGCATCGAGGATATCATCAAATTGAGATCGAGGGTAGGTCATCAGTTGTTCGTACAGTGGCCAAAATTCGGGATATACGACAGCCATTCTCGTCTCGTCATAATTGAAACCCTTTTCAACATTAGGGTCTTTTGTCAATTCATCTCGATTGATTTCCGATTCAGTGCATCTTCGCAGATATATTTTGCCTTGTTCAAATAATGGAGCCATGCCTTCAATGCGTATTTGTTTTTTCTTTCTTGATACATGATGAATTTCTCGTATTGGAATTAATGCTCTTTGTAATATTTGTTTTATAAGAATATGTTGAAATCCATTTCCTTCAATTCCATTCATTTGTATAGCGTATGACTTATTTTGTTGAATTACTCTATTTACTTGATTTGCAACATCTAATCTTTCATTTGCCATATCAAAAACAATAATGTCGTTATCGCTTGTGCGACCTATCATGAGAATACAAAAGAAATCTGCCTGATCATCTTTTCCAACAGACCAGTCAACGCCTGTGTAAAAGGTCAGAAGTTTACCCCTAAAATACCATTTATTTGTTTGCGGTTTATAGCCAAGATCATGCGCATCATACCATTGAATCCATCCACTTCGAAACGTCCGGTTTGTGTCATCTCGTGGATCATTCATGTATTCTTTTTGAAAAGCAAGCACATTTTTTGCTTTTAATTGCGATAATCTTTCCAAGGAAAAACGCTCTGGCCATAATGGCGTTTGTGTTTTCACCCCGTATTCATTATCTCGCGAAATTATTGCTTGATATCTTCTTGTAACATATAAATCAGTTCTATTGAGCATTTTATTTAACAATGAACCATAATGCAGGACAGTTCCTACAAGAATGATTTGACCGACTGGTGGAGGCTCAATCATAGGCTCGACGGCGCTATCCCACCATAGCGCCAATTTTTCCCTCTGTACTGACGTGTCAACTAATTCGTCATTTTCCAAGTCGTCAGCAATAACCAGATCAGGACGACGAAATCCAAACCGTAACCCCCGCAAAGGATTATTAGCCATACGTGCCAGTACTTTTGCCCTATCTTCAAGTTCATTGCTCCAACAATTATTTTGCAAATCCCACTTCTTGAACCCAATTACAAACTCTTCGTCTGTCCACTTTTCCTTTTCCCCCTTCGCCGCACCCACAAGAGACTCCCAATCACGACCAAGAATAATGCCCCAATCATTGCACAACCTCTCATTTGATTCAAATTCTTCTTTAATGTTTCTCGTGTGACCGACAGAAATTCTTGAAATATCAGAAATAATTACCGTAAAAAACTTGCGTTGAGTGACAAGAGACCAAATGACATATAAAAACGTAATTAATGTTGACTTGCTATGATTTCTTGGCGCGGCAAGAACAAGTGTGTTCAGTTGATTCTTGCCTTCCCATTCTTTCTCGTCCTTGTGCGTAGCAAGGTCCATTATTTCCTGATGAAAATCAGGAGATTTCTGAAACCAATATTTTGGGAAATAAATACGACCAAATTCAAACGGATCATCAATAGTTCTGGAAATTCTGAATTTTCGTAGTCCATCCTGTATGGCAACTGGTGCCGGAATGGAGCCTACGACTGAAGAAGCCGGTTCATTCTTTACAGCAACCATTATTGACTCGTCACAACAATAGGAATGTCGGACTCTTTGAGTCCTAGACGATTACGAAGTTTCAACTGACGCTGACTTTCCGAATCCAATTTCAAATTTTCATACAGTCCCGCTCGTTCACACTCATAGTACAAATCCCTGATTGTCAGCGAAAGGCGTCGTGTATGCTCGGAATCCGTCTCTCCAACCTTGCGATCCCAGACCGCTGCCAACTTGGCCTGTGGTGAGTTGGCGGGAAATGCGCTCAAGGAGACGTTATTGTTTTGAACTGATACGTTCACACCACCCGGAGCGCCTTCCACGGGGGCCAGCCCGGTGACTGATGACAGCATCCTGTCCATCAATCCACCCAATTTTGCAATTGACTCTGGACTGGCATCGTCTCGTAAATTGGCTATCGCTTTGGTGAACCAGTTAAGGCCGTCAATCCCAGCTTGACGCCTCTTAAGAATTTGCCAATCGCGTAACCGATCTTCCTCAAGCGCAAGTCTCTCTTGAATTTTTTGCGCCTGTTCCTCTCGATAAGATTCTCTTGATTCCGGCCAACGTCCTTTGCGTCCGTTGAGCCTGACAAGCGTAAAAGAAACATTACATTCTTTAGCAATACGCTCATAAGTCCATCCTCCATAGACATATAATAATTTGACCAGATACCAATCGATATCTGGTTTTCCCTTTTCATGTCCCTTCCGAACTGCAAGTGCCAACTGCAATGCAGCTTCTTCCGGCGACATGGGCGTTTCACCCGGCGTCATGTCATCGATGTCGTCATAGATCGATGCATTTGCCAAAGGTTCCGCGTTATTGGTGTCACGGTCCTCATTGTTCCATGTAGATGGATCATTATCGTCAACCGGGACAGGTGCAGTCATGTCTGCCGCACGGCGACGTTGCTGCATGCGATCAATTGTGGGGCGATCTGGAATTTCCGCCTCCAAAGGGATTTTTCTCTTTCCCTTCGACGCAGTGGCCGCTATATCGCGCATTGATTGCTCGCGAAATTGTTTTCTGACTAATTGTGCAATATTTTCAAGAGGATTATCTGGAAGTATTTCAGGTTTGCTCATGGTCTTATTATACAAAAAGCCACCGGGTGGCTAATCGGTGGCTACAGGAAACGAAAAAAACAAGGCATTATGTTTTTTCAAAACTCAAGGGAGAATTACGTGTACTCCACCCGTCGATGCCTGTTGCCCATGCTTGAATATGACGCACATCCTCATTGGTTGCCATGATGGCAGTTTCACTCCATTGTGGATCAATAAGCGGATCAATCGCATCTGGAATTGAATCTGGATAATTTAAAAAAATATTTGCAACGTTGTTCCACCATGCTTGGGTCTCAGAATTTTTATTTGCCTTTACAATCCACGTTGGTCTTTTTGGACTCATTCTTCGTCCTCCACTGGGACAAACAAGCAATCTTTGCGACAACTTTTGCACCGATACGTAAATGCATCTTCCTTTTTGTGTGGAGCATAATCAATTTTTGAGTAACACTCAACACATTGATACTGCTTCTTTTTCTTAAGATTATTCCATTTTGCCATTATATTACGGTAATTTCCAGTCTTTCAATTTCATGCTTTAAAACTGAAACAAAATCAATTCCTAATGCACCAGATAATTGTAGCAACTGAACCCCTATTTGTCCAAGTTGCTCTTGAACGGCATTTGGTTTAATTGCTAGATTTGGCACTTGTTCTGTCTCTTGCCGATATGATTGATCAACACTTGTACGCCAAAGGATTGTCGCTAATATGGATAGATGTTTCTGGGCAGTGATGATATCACGCTGCATGCATGCAATCCCGACAATTCCCTTGCGATCAGGATACATCTTCCTACGTTGCGCCTCATCAAAAGCACGAATACTAAAATTAGACATCTTCAATTTCCTTCAGCCTGTTCAATGCCTCGACAATATCAAGGCCATCAATCTCATTCCCAACACAAGTCCATCCCGGTCTTGTGTCTCTGGCAAATACATCCAATCGAGGCACGTCGCCAAACAGTGCAACAACACGGTCGTAAAATTCTTGCGGCTTAGCACTGTGAGCCCCTACTGGGGCATGCAGCCATCGACGCACACTTGCAGATACTCGCTTGATACCCTTGCCTTTGCGCAAAATCCAGCATTGTTCTGGATTGGCTCTGGTGTAATACCCAGTACCCATATGTTCCGCGCCACTAATGCGGTGCTTGGTCCAATAAAACCCCACCGTCCGAAACGTCAAATTCCATTCGCTGACCAAGCGCATGGCTTCTGGCAACATTGAATCAATGACCCATAAAAACACAATCGCGTCTTTTTCAAGAATAGAATTGATATCAATGTCATGCAAAAGTTCCCCCATAGTTTCGTATGGGGGTCTTCTGTCATTTCCCTTTTCGCTGTATGCTTCCCATCGCCATGGAGGATCAATGACCGCCAAGGAAAATTTCATTGATCTTGTTCTTCAACCTCAGGAACAGGAACAGGATGAGCATTTTCACCAAACACGGTAATCCATCGCGGATGATGATAAACCTCTTGAAATGACTTCATGGTCAAATCAACAGTGGCGTCCAAATGCTTCTTATCAATCATTTTGGACGGCCCAAAGCACAAGACAGGCGTTACAATGGATGTTTCTCGATCTGGCTGAATCTGTTCGATTTCCTGCCACATGACAAAATCAATGCCGTCGCCGTTTGCCTTGCTCCGCTTGATGGCGCAGATTGCGTACCTAACAATTGGATCATCAATGCTAGGTTGATCAATCACCTTGGGGATCAAGGCATTTGTGACGCGCCTGAAAAGCCACGTGTCCCCAATATCGGCCCACATTACAGGAAAATTCTTGATGGTGGGATGCTCAGGCATCCCACCAACTGGGTTTACATCGCTAATGCGACTTTTGGACATTACCGCTCCTTCAGGGCACGCAATTCAATTTCAGTAGGCAAAGTTCCAGAGACGGGCAATACTGCCACCTCCATGACCTTTGCAATCAATACGCCAGCAAAACGGCCCACAATATCACTTGATTGCTCGATAAATACCGGCATCATCTGTTGGTAAACTTCATTGGATACCACGCATGGTGTTGGCACATATCGGAACTGATATTCAACCATGTTTTTCCGGATGCAATATCCAAGGTCAATAGCCTTGCGCAACAAAGTGTCCGCATCCAACTGTTGTCCATTAAGACGACGAGCAACTCCGATAGGAAGCCGAATGTTAAGGCATAGTCCGCGTCTCTGGTTCATTGAATGGAATTGAGTCTTCACGCTATCTCCCTACTGGGGCATTGCTGACAATGTTGTCGGCAAGCGAAACAATATTCTGCTGGTCCGCAGTCAGAGGCACATTGTGCCGTTGACGAATATCGTTGACGATATCCAAGAGTTGCCCAAGGACCGCGACTGGGTTGTCTCCCCTGAGTATATCAATCGCACGACGAACTCGCTCACTTTCCAGCCAGCGCTTCAATTTCTGCTGCTGAATAATCTTGGAGTTCTTCGCATGTGTCGCGCGATGCTTCCATTCGGTATATTGATGTTCGTCCCAACTCATCTTTTCCTGTCGATTTTCATCAGATAATTGATGATTGATCTTATACAAATCATTTCTTAATTCAAAAAGCCGATCTTGACAATCTGCAATGGTTTCGGGCTCTCTGAAATTTTGGTCAAAATCAATATTGTTACTCATTAGATTGTTTCCTTCTTTTTTGTGTTTGCGATCTGCCCTCTCCCACAACAGGCACATATTTTTGGCGCACAATCTCTGCTTTCTGCATTCTGCAAATAACTTCACCTAATGCAATTGCGTCACAAACGTTCCCGTTTATTTCTTGCTCCTTCAACTCATATCTAGGCAAATCATACCCGATATTCTTTAATACCAACTGTACCATTTCTTTTGATGCATTTACAGCGCCGCACATGATTAATTTTACAGAGTTTGTAGAAAATTCAAGATACGGAATTTTTCGCTCGGCACACGCCAACATGGTGATAAATCGTATTCCAGACAAAACCTCTATTGTGGCGATGCTTGTGGTACGACTACCACGGGCAAAAGGATGACTTTCCGCAATAAGTACATCTGGACGATGCTGCTCAATCATTGCATCCACCCATTGCTTGTATTTGACCGCCTTCTCAGGGGTAGCAGCATGGGCACTTAACTTGAGCGCAATCCCAATATCATGTCCATGAGGGCCAACAAATGATTGATATTTTCCTTCTACAAATAGTGCGGCTCCGCTATCATTCAGACTTTCGTCTATCGCGATAATTCTTGCAATATCTTTCCAATTCTTGTTTTTTAATCCCGGCAAAGCAATATCAGGTGTACTGGATTTTCTCACAAATACTTCCTATCACATAAGAATGATTTTCCACAATAATTCGGGGCGCATAGAATCGCACTCGCTGAAAGCCAATACTTCTGCGTATGACCTGACCACGATCCACTCCATCCAGCATTCATCCGAGAATACTCGTCTCGCTTGCTGTCCGGCCCTTTCCATGCGTCGTAGTGTTTCAGCCGCACGTTGAGCCTTCGGAAACACCTCCTTGTTCGAAGGATCAGAAAAGTATGTGTTGCGCTCACCTGCTTGGTGCTGGGCATTCGAAGCAAGCACCAAGCAAACAAATCTGTCGAGAGCATTTATGGCCTCCTCTCCAGATAATTCTTTCATCACTGGAATATCTGCAGTTGCAGATTTCCGTCTGATTATATCGAATGCATTAAACGTCATGTTTATGCCCTGCGACGTGTCGCATAATAATATGTCGCCGGTTGGCCATGATCATCTGTTTCCATGACCTTGGTCAGCTCCCGAGGGAGCATATTCTCGATGACATTGAGTAGCCGCTGATTCACGGGATGATCCAGCCCTTCGCCCAATTCTTCGATGGTCAACTTGTGTGGGCCAACCAAAGACATGATCCTGTCTCTCATGGAAATGCCGGTATCTCCATAGGACATTGCAGCAAAGGAAGACGGTTGCAATGCCTCGATCCGAATAAGCCCTTCCCGATCATGTTCCGGCGGGAAATGGAACCGGACAGGGTATGGCGGCTGCTTGCTACCGGCATTTACCTTCTGATGCGTAAGAATGACATCGGTGTAACTGGCATCTTCGCCCTCGATTTTGCGAAGGTTCCAAGTGCTACGGCTCTGGTTCTCCCATTGCACGCCACCAAATGCCATTGTGACATCGTCACCTTGAGCCCCTTGCATGCGATCATTCTTGTTGACATGGGCAAGAATGAGCGATCCAACACTGAGTTCGCCCACCGCTTGGAAAAAGGCCACAACATCATCATTATCGGATGCTTTTCCGCTGGCAGGCGCAGCGGAGTCGATGATGACGTAGGTGATGCCCTCTTCCGCAATCATCCGCTTTAATTGATCGGTCTGTTTCCGCAATGTGCGTCCAACGCATTTCCGGTAGACAATATTGACGTTATAGCGTTCCTGATCCTCTGGGGAAATAATTCTGTCCAACCGGCTTGCATGCTGATTGATGTTCCATTCCCAGTCGAGGTACGCGACATGATTGCGCACCAATGGCGCACCAAGCCCTATATCCATGCCAGTCTCCATGGTAATCGCTAGCGCCAGTGCCAAGTACGACTTCATGCCTCCACCGGCGGAAAACCACAGGGTCGGCTCTCGTGCCAGCAATAGTGGCTTGTGGGCAAATCCAAGCGACTGAGCGCGGGGCGCTTCCCTGAGCAATGACCACGGCTCTCCTTGTGAGAACTGGGACAGTGTCAATCGCGCCATGTCCGCAATCATCTGCTTCCATGGCGGACCAAACATCCGCTTCTCGCACTCGTTGATTAACGTAGCCAAGGACTGGGCATTTTTCAGGGAAATATCAATTGGGCCAAACAAATGTTTTGGCAGGGTCGGAATTCCGTTCGTGCGAATTTCAAGTTCTCCGATAATCCCATAGCGTTCATGATCAGTAATCTTTGAAATCAGCACTTCAATCCTAAACTGATGCCAAGAGAACTTGAATCCGCTCGGACTGGAAACCATGTCAGGTGGATCAACAATCCCATGATTGGCGGCGGTCTGCCGGTAGGACGTGACACTTCGGATGACCGTCTTCAGTTCGCGCAAGGAAAATGGCGGATTACACAATTCCGCCCATGGCGCAACAATTTTCTCGATGATGTCTCGGGTGATCTGCTTGCTATGGAAATACCCTACTAGTCTGGCGGCATCATCATTACGTCGTCCAGATGGCGAGCCATTCTGAAGCAGGTCAGTGACCCATTCTGGACGTTGCTGCCCATTGGCAGGCTGCTCATTCTCGTCATCGCTGTCTGTACGTATATGTGGACGCTCGCCTCGCGTAATCCAACCCGGACAAGAAGACAGGGGATATTCCGTGATCCAACTGTACTTGGTGTCATTGATCACTGATGGCGCAATAAGGACATATCCGCCATCACCTTTCACATCAACTTTGGGCATGATCGGAAATGACTTGACAGTCATGCCAGCACCGGGATGCAAGAAAAACATGTGACAGCCTTTTGGGCTATATGCCATCAATGTCTGAACAGACTGTATCTCGGGATGATATTTCCAAAGATTTTCTGCGCCCTCTTCAGGACCATCGATGTCCAAGCAAACGACATTGCTCAATTCGCCACAGACAACTGCCCAATTGCATCCGGGGAAATGATTGAACCACGTCTCCACGTGATCCTTGGTAACTCGCGACTCTTTTTCGTATTGCTGCCATTTGATGGCAGGGCGCTTATCGTTCGTAAGAATAGGAATGATGTTCCATCCTCGGTCAATATACTCATACAGAATCGCAAGTTTATCGTCTGCCATAAATATCCCCTAAAAATAAACGTAGACGAGACGGTCAGTGATCAATGAGTGTTTGGGTATTGATCAGCAAACCGCTCGTCTACACGCAATCTGTGCGAATTCTCGACTAGATGTGGCGTCGCCCAGACCCGAGGCTATCGCTCTCGGCTACAGTATACTCGACAATCGGCACCATGACCGGAGCAATTGTCTCTTCGATCTCTGCGTCCTCGTCCGGACTGGAAGAAATGCGACGCTGCTCGCTCTCCGGCGATCCGTTCGAGCGGATCAATGCAAGCAGTTCATACGGATCATCATCCGAAAACGCCGTGCGTCGTGCATCCTGCCCGATAAGCGACTCTGCCTCATGTCGCATGATCTCAAGCGTGCGTGTCAGGATTTCAGGAAGATTGGTGCCCATGTCGAGCAATGCGCTCTTCTTGGCCTTGTTTCCCGCATTTCCCATAATTGCATCAGACGAATCGTCCAAATATGCCTCAATGCGCTCAACATGGCGCATGATGTTGTCAAGTCCATTAACATTGGTGCCCAAAACTTTCACCATGTTAAGGACTTCGACAATGTGGCCAATCTGCCTCGCTGTCGCACCTCGTCCATCAGACTCAATGGTTTTCATGAAACCAATGAAAACCATTTCCACACGCTCAAGAATGGTCCTGATGTAGTTGGAAGCAAGTTCATGCGCCTGTGAAGACTTGGTGGCCATGACTTCCTGCCGGATGGATCGATACAGCATGATGTCTTGCGCCTCAGCAATGAGGTCGTTTTCCCATTCCTTTTCCTCATTGTCGACCCAATCATTGACTTCGGAATCCATCTTGGGTGCCCAGTAGTAACTGGGTTCGACTCGGTACTTGCGCATGATCTCTTCCTTGCTTGGCCATGCTGCCAAGATTGCACGTTTCCAGCGACGCATCCAAACCAGAGGAGAGACAAGTGTAGCAACACTTGATCCGGGTTCGGCATTGTAAAACGCCGCATTCGTGGCGGTGACCGTAACCGTCGTCTGCAACATCTCAGGAGCGGTCTGCTTGAGGCGATTGTAGACATCAAGCGAAATTCGCATGTAATGCCTAATCGATGCGGCCTTCAGTCGATCATAATTGTCGACAATGATCTGAGCGGCAGCAAAGTGATTGCGTTCTGCTTCCTTGACCTGATCGTGCCACTTGCTCCACGCTTGAATGGGAATAAAGGTCATTCCGTTCAACGGAATAGCCAGCCATGTCGCTCCTCGTGGCATGTCGGGCTTGCGCGAGTATCCATCAACGTCGATGTAGCGTGTAGGAAACAGCACCCTGATTTCTCGCTCAGTTTGTTCAGGATAGGGAATGTCCTTGCGAGTGCCTGTCTCGTCGAAGTAATACATCTGGTCTTTTGGCAACAACGAGCAACGCTGCTTGTTGGGCAAGACTGCATCGAATGCGCTACGAACCTCGTTCCGATTCTTGTCGCGAGTAGGAACAATGCCAAGATCAGCCAACTTCAATGACCAATTGAATCGCTCGGCTCCAATTCGCACCTTGGCCATGACGCCCCTTTGGAAAATCTGCGCCATATCCATCTTGAGTTCCCGAGGAGACACCTGAGTACTAATCTTTTGAACAATCTCGCTGCCAGCAACATCATCCGGGGTGATAACAGTCACGATATTTTCCTCCACGCAATTTGTATCAGACGGTTCCGTCTTTTGTCAATAGTGTGGCCGGATTTACCGGCCACCTCGCCCACTTGGTCCTACCGAATAATCCTCATCCGCGGGAGATTCGGCTTCCTTCAGGACACGCTTGGCGTCACGCTCGGACTTGACCACAAAACCGGGCGGAAGCAATTCGGTATTGCTCGCCTGAGCAGCAGCTAGATACGACATGGCCTCAGTACGGGTCGTATCAACCCGATAGGTTGCCGCTGCACGACGCAGGTAGCCAGCAATATCGGCATCAATGTCTGCGCCATCACGGGCGGCAATTGTGGCAGCACGGTCAACGAGGATGGACAAGTTTGCCTGTGTGTACCAGCCACTCACGGCATCATCGCAAACCTCCGCCGGAATGTCAGAGTCATTGACGGAAGCGACATTCTGCTCACGAAGCAAGATGTTGCGAATGACTTCGGAACGTTCCTCTGCACTGGAAGGAGGGAGAACCGGAATGACAGTCTGAAGGCGACGCTTCAATGCCGCATCAATGTTGTCTGGACGATTCGTGGCAGCAATGAACAGCAACTGTCCCTTGATGTGATCCTGCTCCAACCATGGCATCAGGATCGACAGCATCTTGGAGCCAACACCACTGGTGTCAACTGCTCCACCGTCGCGTGAAGTCATTGCCACGTCGATTTCGTCAACAAAGAGGGCACAGGGAAGATTTGCCTCAACCCAGTTCAACACCTTCTGCAGTTGCTGCTCTGTTTCGCCTACCCACTTGGATTGGGTAAGCGCAGGGCTCCACTGGACGCACTTGTAGCCCAGCTCAAAAGCCAATGCATTCGCAATGACCGATTTGCCAGTGCCGGGAGGTCCGGCCATGAGCATGTTGCTGTTGCGAAGTTTTCCCTGCTGAAAACGGCGCAGGAAAAATTGCAACTCTGAAGCCAAATACTTTGGCACTCCATAACCATCAAGACCCCTTGAAGGATTGATCACTTGCAAGTAATCCGATCCGCCGGAACCTGAGAATTGCTCCGAAATGGTGTTGTTGATTCGTGTCTGAATGTCATCGCGAGTAAGGACACGACGCAATTCGCCAACAAGCATCATGTCTTCAATTGACCTGATACTCAAGCCACCAGTAGCCTTGGCAAGCCAGAACGAGTATTCCGCTTCCGGCACGGATTCGCCAAAATCAATGTCAACACGCTCCAGATACTCAGGAGTAAGGAACTTGTTCTGGATGAAGTACAGGCGCTCCGGATACGTCGGAAAGCCGATGTTGACGGGAATCCATCCCGATTGGGAACGTCCGCGTGAAAAGATGGAATGCACTTCTGAGCGGTCATCGGCAATGCCAAAGATCAGATGCCCGATCTTGTTGCCCTTGTTGCGCCATGCAGAACCATGTCCACCAATGTTCTCGTAGTCGAGTCCCCATGTGCGGAATGCAATGATCGCATTCATCTGGTTTTCGCCAAACTTGTCCCAGTCGCCACGTGGACAAATAGATTGAAATTCATCAATGATCAAGCAAATACGGTAATCGGTTTGAGCAAGAGCGGTCTTGATCAGTCCAATTGCTGACGCAGGGTTCTTGGAGCGATCAAGAATATCTGCGCCTTCCGTTGCGTTCGGACTGGATATTCCACCCCTGATACCACCGATACCACCACCGCTTGATGCTGGACTGCCAGCGCGTTCCACAATCTGCTTGAAAATCTTGCGCTCATTCTCACGATTGGTTCCGATGAAACGAAAGCCTTCGAACCGGTCATAGCGCACAACAATGTCAAAATCCAGTTTGGGGCGCTTCGTTTCTCCCGTGGGAAGGCTATGGCTTCCAAAGACATGCCAGAGGTTGGCGTGAACCGTGTAGGTAAGAGCGTCAATGTCGTGATTGCCAGCACCTGAAAGAAGAAACGCATGCCCCTCGCCGGTCTGGTACTTGATCAAGACATTTGTCAGCCATTCTGGTGAGACTGGTTTGTTGCTGGACAATTGCATTGCCATTTTCATCTCCCTGTTGATCGTTGAGTGATCGGTTAGCCATCAATCACTTGTGGCCATATCGTCGCAGACGGTGCCGCCCATGTCAAGGGACAGCACCGTTACGACAGCGTTACGATCTAGTCCCAAAAATCATCCATGCGAATGCGCTCGCTGCGAATGTCATTGATGGAAACATGGACCACTCCATATTGGGCATACTGGATAGCGTACCCAGTACGTGGATTGCCTGATACCTTGAAGTATGGATTACGAACATCCTTCTTCTTTTCGTCATCGTAGTGGTATTCCCATGCATCCCGATACGAAGCCTTGTATTCCTTGGCAATTGCCACGGCATCCTTGAGGGTGAGTGCCCCTGACATGGAATCTGCGAGGCACCCAGTCATGGACACAGTAACGCTGTATCGTGCGTACTCTGGATCGTCAGATTCGCAGAAGATCATGCCAACACACCTGCGCTCTCCATGATCTGACGACGCGCCTCATCATCGATATCCTGCTTGATGATCTCGACTGACAGACCCATGATCTTCAGGTATTCCAGAACCCTGCCAAATTCGCCGCCAGCGAGCCACACCGAATCATCGTGCAATGCATCAAGGAAATCAATCTCAAATGACAAATCCTTGAACACGGTCACACCAATGGTTGCATTCCTCGCAACATCACGGGCGGTAATCACCCATGTGTTCTCATGCTCAGGAGAGACATCGGCATGCATCTCGTAACCATCAGCAGCCAAACCAGCGAAAATCTGCTGTGCAACGTAGGTTTGCTGATACCGCTCAGAGACGGCATCCTGCACGGACTGACCAACAGAATAGAAACCCGTCAACATCAATGCGTTGTTGGCCCCTACTGATGCAGAAAATGCTTGTGGAACAATCAGCCCTGTAGATTGCTGCCAATATTTCCACATGGACTCAGTAGCAAAGATGCGCTCCAAAGTTGCTTCCTTGATCTTGGTTGCAACAAGAATGTCGTGACAAGGCATTTGCCTCTCCTTTCAATGCGTCTCCGATGTGTTTTCGAAGCGACAAGACAAGCATGAACGGTAGCGGTACCGTTTGTCAAGGGGATTCGGGGCAATTCCCAAAATTGCCCCGAATTGATTATTGCCGTCGAATCACTGCCCATAGCAATGGCAGCAACATGAACATCGGCGTTGCGTAATCAGTCGGAGTGCTTGATCCCAGTCCTTCATATGGATAGGGAGTTGGAGTTGCCATCAACGAGATGGGAGGTGTCGAGGTAGATGTCGGGATAACTGTCTCTGTCGCAGTCATGGTTGCAGTAGGCGTGCTTATGACACACATCGAGGCTTTTGTCATGATCGGATTGACATACGAATAGCGTATCGAGGAAGGAACGATCCAGTTGTTGGAATCAAGGCTTGATCCACCCCAGTTATACGCTGCCAATGACAGGTCATATCTATCATTGTACTTATCCAGATACGACCGCATCAATTTCGCCAGATACCACAGGGATGCAATCGGATCATTCGGGTTCACATCATGGAATGAGGGATCGATCTGCGCCAATCCAACATGAGGGCCATTAACAGCCGTCGGGTTCCATGAACTTTCTTGCGTAACCATCTCCACAATGATGCATTCATTCACGTTATACGTGCGTGCAGCATCACGGGCAATAGGTTCATAGACATTTCGCTTGTCCATCATCTTCTCCTTTTTTCGTGCCGAAACAAAATGACCACGCTCCATTGTGAGCATGGTCATGAAGAGGCGTACTACGCCTTGACAGCGATTTTGCGCAAGATGATCGGAAAATTCGGCTTTGTGTCAAACGCCATGTATAGCATGTTGCATGTCTCGATTCCCCAGATGCTTGATTCCGTTGATTGACTCCTGCATGTCGCGCTGCAACACCCTGAGCTTCTCGACGGTTGATGACAACTGGTTGACTTTGCGTTTCGGCTCGTTCCCGGCCACAAG